AGACGGGCCTCGACAAGAAGACGGTGCTGAACATCCGCCCCGCCTTCCTGATCGTGCCCGCAGCCCTGGAACTGAAGGCCGAGCAGCTGGTCGCCCAGAACCTCGTGCCCGCAGACAGCGCCAAGGTGGTGCCGCAGTCGATCCGGACGCTCTCGCCCATCAGCGAGCCGCGCCTCGACGCCGCCAGCGCCACCTCCTGGTATCTGGCGGCGAGCTCGAACCAGATCGACACCATCGAATACGCCTATCTCGAGGGCCAGCAGGGCGCCTACATCGAGACGCGCAACGGATTCGACGTCGACGGGGTCGAGATCAAGTGCCGCCTCGACTTCGGCGCCAAGGCCATCGACTGGCGCGGCCTCTACAAGAACCCGGGTGCGTAACGCCCCCATCCCCAACCCTGACACGCGGGCGGTCCTGACGGGCCGCCCTTCGTCTTACCATAAGGATCCCCACCATGAAAAACTACGTCCAGCCCGGCAATACCATCACCCTGACCGCGCCCTATGCCGTCGCCTCCGGCGATGGCCTGCTCGTCGGCTCCATCTTCGGCGTCGCCGCAGGCACCGCCGCCCTCGGCGAAGCGGTCGAAACCGCCGTCGAGGGCGTCTACGATCTGAAGAAGGTCGCCTCGCAGGCTTGGGCCGCTGGTGACAAGATCTACTGGGACAACACGGCGAAGAACACGACCAAGACCCTGACCTCGAACACCCTGATTGGCGTGGCAACCGAAGCCGTCGCTGGTGGGGCCACCGACCTGATCGGCCGGGTGCGGCTGAACGGCGCGTTCTGATGAGCGCTTTCGCCGCCGCCGTCGGCGCGCTCTTCGCCGACCCGAACATGGGGCGGGACGCAGTCTATATCGCCGACGGCAGCGAGCCCCTTCTGGTACGCGTCGTCGCCCGGCGTGCCGATGCAGTCACGGACTTCGGCGACGCGCGACTCTGGTCCGAAACCACCCGCGTCGACATGCGTGTGGCCGAGGTGCCAAACCCGCGCCCCGGTGACCGGATCGAGATCGACGGGGATGCCTTCCTCATTCAGGGCGAGCCGGTACGAGACCGCGAGCGGCTGGTCTGGACCCTGGATCTGAGGCCCGCGTGAGATACCGTCTGCCTGATCAAGTGGTTTCTCGCGTCGCAGGCGCGATCGGCTTCGATTTCTGGTGTCTACGCCGCTCGCGCCTGCTCGGCGATGGCGACGAAGGGTTTGCGGTTCTTGGCGACGCTGTAGACGGCGTGAAGGAGCTTTCGCATGGCGGCGATGAGGGCAAGCTTGGGCGGTTTTCCAGCGGCGCGCAGGCGTTCGTAGAACGGGCGCAGCCAATCGTTCAGCCGGACGGCCGCAAGCGTGGTCATCCAGAGCGCGCTTCGCAGCTTGGCATTGCCGAACCCGGTTGCGGCCCGGGTCCCCGTGCGCTTGCCCGATTGCCGGAGGGCGGGCACGACGCCGACATAGGCGGCGAAGGCTCCTGCAGACCGGAAGCGGGCTGGGTCGCCGACAATGGCGATGATGCGCGCGGCCGAATTGGGGCCGATTCCGTCGATGCTGGTCAGCAGGCACCCTACCTCGTGGGCGTCGAGCAGTCCACCGATATCGCTCTCGAGCTCTTTCAGACGGCGACGCCAGAGATCGATATCCTGGCAGATATGGCGCGCCTGCAGGTCATAGACCGGCCCGTGATGCTGTCCGACCGAGCGCTTGGCCGCCTCGACCAGCCGCCCGGCCAGGTCCTCGCCGACCCTGTGGCGTCCGTCGTAGCGCAGCTTTGCCAGACGGCGTGGCGCGGTCCGAGCGAAGGCCGCGGCGGTCGGGCACTCCGAGAGCAGCGTGGTTGCGAGCATCGTATGCATATCCTTGACGTATCGTGTGAATTCCGGAAACCCGAGGTCGACGAGACGGTGCAGCTGCAGCACGCGATCCTCGAAGTCCTGCTGCAGCCGGTCGCGATGACGGACCAGCTCGCGCAACGTCTCGGAGGCAGCGTCGGGGATGTAACTCGGGGCCGGGCGTTTCTCGAAGGCGAACCGCGCAAGGGCTGCGGCATCGATGGCGTCGGTCTTGGTGCGTTCCAGTTGGGCCTGCTGGAACCGGCGCGCCACAATCGGGTTCAGGAGCACCAGGTCATGGCCCGCAGCGACAAGCGTGGCGTAGAGATTTTTCCAGTAGTGGCCGGTCGCCTCCATCACCACGAGCGCCGGTGGCGGCCCCAGCGCCTCAAGCAGCATGCGGTAGCCGCCTGCATCCTCGTCAATTCCGATCGGACGGCCCAGTGGCTGTCCCGTCCCGTCCAACCGCGCCAGCACGTGGCGTTCAGAGGCGATATCAATCCCAGCAAACATCCTTCCCTCCCTTGTTCAGACCGGGGAGCCTCGAAACCGACGTTCACGCTCAGCCTTGTACAAGCGGGGACAGGCAAAGCGCGCCAGCCCCAGGATACCGTTCGAGCCCGGAACGCCGGTCGAGGGCGCCAACCTCACGCACGAGGACATTGCCTCGAAACTAAAACGGCGACCCTCTCCCGGCTATCGAAACCCCACCATAGCAAAGGTGACGCCCGATGAGTGGAGGAGTTACAAAACTGAAACTCGCCATCGATCCTGACATCGTCGCCCTGATGGCAGCCGAGGTCGCGGCAGGCGAGCGGGCCGTGTCGGCCGTGATCCGCGAGGCCGGGACCGGTCTGAAGGCGGCATGGCGGCTGCAGATCACCGGCGCGGGGCTCGGGGCTCGGCTCGCCCGCACCATCCGGTCGGAGCAGTTCCCCAAGGCCGCACCCAGCCTGAACGCGGCAGCCCTGGTCTGGTCCAACGCCCCGGTGATCATCGGCGCGCATGACACCGGGCCGCTGATCCGCTCGAAGGACGGCTTCTGGCTGGCGATCCCCACGCCCGCGGCAGGCAAGTCCCTGCGCGGCGGCAGGATCACGCCCGGCGAATGGGAGCGCCGCCGCGGGCTGCGCCTGCGCTTCGTCTACCGCCGCACCGGCCCGAGCCTGCTGGTGGCGGAGGGTCGGTTGAACACGAAGGGCCAGGCGTTTGTGTCGCACTCGAAGACCGGGCGCGGCAAGGTCACGGCACCGATCTTCCTGCTGGTGCCGCAGGTCAAGCTGCCGAAGCGGCTGGATCTGGCGCGGGACGCGGAGCGGGCCTTGGACAGCGTGCCGGGGTTGATCGTGGCCAAATGGGTCGACGGAAGGTTGTGATGCTGGCTCTGCGCCACCGAGCGCAGGTTCAGCCACTTGAACGACAACACCCCGCGTTGAAAGGCCATGCAAGTTGCGCCCAGAATTTCGAAGCCGGAGGGAAGTTGCGGCTCACCGAAAACAGGCCGATCCTGGACGGCGAGCTTGAGGTAGACGGACGCAGATGCGTGCCGAAAACCTGATCCCAAAGCACCAGCGCGCGGCCAAGATTCATCATCCCTTCGCTTGGTTTCGCCGAATGGTGCCAGCGATGAAGGTCGTTTGTGTTCAGAACCATATTCAGGCGACCGAAGTCGAAGGCGATGTTCGAGTGCTGGAACAGCAGGACGGGCAATGTCAGAGCCGTGTAGACAAGGATCGCCTCGACCGCGACGCCGATCCAGAGCAGGGGCAAGATCATCGCCAGATGGTTCAGCACATGATTGAACGGGTGAAAGCGGAAGTTGTTGAGCGTGTAGAGCCGTTCCGTGCTGTGATGCATCGCGTGGAGCGCCCAGAGAGGCTTGTACCGGTGGTGCGCCCAATGGCTCGCCCAAGCTGCGAACTCGATCCAGAGGAAAACCAGCAGGGTCTGTTGCCAGAGCGGCAGATTCAGCGTGGCCTGCAAAGGCACAACGGCGAAAAGAGCAAAAGGCGTCAGCCATTTGAGCGCGCCGTCGAGGATGCCGAAAATCAGAACAAAGCTGCCGATATCCCCGGCGACCTCTTCTCGCGGGACGTCGGCCCAGGTCGGGTCGTGCGGGAAAACGCGCTCCAGAACAAGCGAAAGGGCAATCAGGACAATCGCGGCACCCGCCATGAGGGCCTCGCGCGCAGGATGCGCCCAAAACAAGATCAAAGACGCAGCCATTCCGGCAATCAGGCCGAGAAGCAGGGTTTGTGAGAGCAGACGGTTCATGCGTCAGAGCCTTTGTCAGTCAGCTGAGGTTCGGTGTCTGCAGAGCAGCACAAATGCGCCAGCTGTGCTGCGGCTTGGGAGAGCGCAGACAGATCGAGTTTCAGGATCGTCGCCCGCCCAAGAATTTCGCGCGTCAACACACGAGCGCGCTGCATCTCGTCAAGATGATGTTTCAGCGTCGAGGGCGAGACGCCCAGATCGCTCGACAAGTCACCAAATTGCCGTCCGGTGCGACAGTGTTTCAGAAGGCACCGCAGGACTGCGATCCGAGTTGGATGGGCGAAGGCCGCAAACAGGTTGGCAAGTTCGGAATCATTCTTCATACGTATAAACTAGTTTATTAGTTTATACGCTGTCAATGGGCCCATAGAGGCGGATCTGGCCTCTTTCCTCCAACGATTCAGGAACATCGTATGCCCAGCCCCCGCGAAACCATCCTCGCCGCGCTGCACGCGCGGCTCTCTATGCTGCCCGCCACGGTCCTGCGGGGTGACGTGCTGCCCGAGCGCGTGCCGACGGCGGGCCTCTTGATCCTGCGCGACGGCGAGCCGGGCGAGCCCGAGGTCACGCTATCGCCTCTGCGCTACCACTACCAGCATCGGGCCGAGATCGAGGCGGTTGTGCAAGGGGCCACCCGTGACGCGACCTTCGACACGCTCTGTGCCAGCATCGGCGCGGCACTTGCCGCCGACCGCACGTTGGCCGGGCTATGCGACTGGGTTGAAGCGGAAGCCCCACGTCCGGTCGATCTTCCGGTCGAGGGTGCCGCCAGCCTGAAGGCGGCGGTGATCCCGGTGGTGCTTCACTATTCCACGGCCGACCCGCTCGGCTGACCCCACCCACGACAGGAGAACACGATGGCACGAGCCCATGGGGCGCGGGCGCAGATGGCGCTTGCGTTCGAGACCGTCTATGGCACCGCGCCCGCCTCGGGCTACCGGACGGTGCCCTTTGCCAGCACCACGCTCGGCTCCGAACAGCCGCTGATCGCATCGGAACTCTTGGGCCAAGGGCGCGATCCGCTGGCGCCGATCAAGGACGCGGTCACCGCCGACGGCGATGTCGTGGTGCCGATCGACGTCGAGAACCTCGGGCTGTGGCTGAAGGCGGCCTTCAGCGCGCCCACCACCTCCGGCACGACGCCGAAGACCCACACCTTCCAGTCGGGCAACTGGACCCTGCCGAGCATGGCCATCGAGACGGCGATGCCCGAGGTGCCGCGCTATGCGATGTACACGGGCTGTGTCTGCGATCAACTGTCGTGGCAGATGGCGCGGTCGGGGCTCTTGACCGCCACGGCACGGCTGGTGGCGCAGGGCGAAAGCGTCGCGGCGGCCACAGCCGCTGGCACGCCAACCGCGCTGGCCCTGCAGCGGTTTGGGCATTTCAACGGGACGATCACCCGCAACGGCTCGCCGCTCGGCAATGTCATCTCCGCCGAGGTGACCTATTCCAACGGGCTGGACCGGATCGAGACCATCCGCTCGGACGGCCGGATCGAAGGGGCTGATCCCGGCATGGCCGCGCTGACCGGCCGGGTGGAGGTGCGATTTGCCGACAGCACGCTGATCACGCAGGCCATCGACGGAACCCCTTGCGAGTTGGTCTTCGCCTGGAGCCTCGGCGCCAACGCCAGCTTCACCTTCACCGCCCACGCCGTCTACCTGCCGCGCCCCCGGATCGAGATCCCGGGCCCGCAAGGCATTCAGGCCACCTTCGACTGGCAAGCCGCCAAGGCCGTCAGCCCCGCACGCATGTGCACCGCCGTCCTCGTCAACACTGTTGTGAGTTATTGAACATGATCAGACTGAATCTGACTGCCACGCCTGCCTGGCTGACCCTCGCCCCCGGCCTTCGCCTCGACGTGGCCCCTCTGACCACCGCCTTGATGGTCTCGGCCCGTGCCGACCCGACCATCGAAGCCCTGCCGGACACCGCCACGCAGGAGGAACTGGCGCTGGCCATGGCCAAGGCCGTCGCCCGGCGCGCTGTGCTGGATTGGGAGGGTGTCGGCGATGACGCGGGCGATGCGGTGCCCGTCACCCCCGAAGGCATCGACGCCCTTCTGGAAATCTGGCCGGTATTCGAGGCATTTCAGACCCAATATGTCGCCAAGGGTCTGATCCTGGACGCGGAAAAAAACGTCTTCGCGCCCTTGCCGACTGGTCCTTCGGCGGGGGCGACCGCTACTGCGCGGCCTGCACGGGGCGCTGCCCGGACTGCCCGGCAAGACTGAACCGTCCGCAGACGGAACAGGGCTGGCAGGTCTGGGATCTGGTCGGCCGCCTTGGGGGCCAGTTGCGCGTGATCCCAGGGGCGGTGCTCGGTTGGGACATCGGCGCGGCGTTGGCGATGGCGCGCGCCCTCGGGATCGACACCTTCATCGCCGCCGAACTGCTTCCCGAGATCGAGGCGGTGATGGTGCGCAAGCTGAACGAACAGATCGGAGACGGCCATGGCTGAGAAAAGGGTCTCTGTCCGGCTGGTCGCGGAAGGCGGCCGTCAGGTCCGGGCCGAGCTGGAAGGGATCGGCGAGGCGGGCACGCGCGGGTTTGGCCGCCTCTCTTCCGAGATGGAACTGGCCAACGCCCGCCTCGGAAGCTTTACCCGGAAGGCCGGGATCGCGCTTGCGGCAGTGACCGCAGCTGCTGCCGCTGCGGGCGTGGCGATGGTCCGCTCGGGTCTCGACGTGATCGGCGCGCAGGCCGACATGGCGGCCTCGCTCCGGACCACCGTCGAAAGCCTGCAAGTGCTGACATGGGCTGGGGAACTGGCCGGAGTTTCGATGGGCGAGATCGAACAGGCCACCAAGAAGCTGACCACGCGGTTGTCGGAAGCGGCGGCTGGGTCCGGATCGGCTGTTGGGGCTTTGCAGCGGTTGAACCTGACAGCCGCAGAGTTGCAGGCGTTGCCGCTCGACCAGCGCATAATCGCCATCCAGGAGGCACTGAACCAGTTCGTTCCGGAAGCCGAGCGTGCCGCCGTGGCCTCTGACCTCTTCGGTGATCGCGCCGCACTGGCCTTTCTGCGCATCGATTCCGCTACCCTGCGGGAAGCAGCACAGGATGTGCAGGATTTCGGGGTGGCGGTCAGCGCAGCCGATGCGGCGCAGATCGAACGCACCGGCGATGCCATCGCCAAGCTGAGCCTGATCTGGCTCGGCCTGACCAACCGCCTGACCGCCGCAGTCGCCCCGGCGCTGGAGAAGGTGGCGAACGCGCTGGCCGACATGGCGCGCGGCACCGCGCTCATGGGCGGGCGCGGCACGATCATCGGAACAGTTATCGGCATCTTCATCCTGCGTCTCATGCGCAACGGCATCGTGCTCATCGGCGTGCCGGGTCTGGCCTACAACATCTTCATTGGCGCGATCATCCTGGGCATGATGGCTTTGCACACCTGGCTTGAACGCCGCCACAACACGGGGACCTGACCGATGGCCGAACCCCTTGTCGAGATGCGCGGCATCACCAAGCATTACGGCCGGATCCAGGCACTGACCGACGTCACCCTGACAATCAACCGTAACGAGATCGTGGGCCTCCTCGGCGACAACGGCGCCGGCAAGTCGACGCTCATCAAGGTACTCTCTGGCGCCGTGCCGATGTCCACGGGCGAGATCTGGGTCAAGGGCCGCCTGGTGGACATACGGTCGACCAACGACGCCATCGCCAACGGGATCGAGACAATATACCAGGACAGCGCGCTCGTGCCCCAGCTTTCGATCGCACGGAACCTTTTTCTCGGGCGCGAATTGCGCAAGGCCCCCGCCTTTCTTGACCGGCTCGATCTGGATGAAATGAACCGCGTCGCCTCGGAGCTTCTGCGGAAGGTCGGCATCACCAAGGACATCCCCCCCACGACTCCGATCAGCGCGCTCTCGGGTGGCGAACGCCAGGCGGTGGCGATCGCGCGCGCAATGTATTTCGACAGCGACCTGATCATCCTGGACGAGCCCACCAACAACCTCGGTGTGGCCGAGACGCAGGGCGTCCTCAAGTTCGTGCGCGACGCCCGCGATTCGGGCCACAGCTGCATCTTCATTGCCCACAACATCCACCATGTCTTTAAGGTGGTAGACCGAATTGTGGTGATGCGCCGCGGCCGTATCGTGGCCGACGACCTCTCCCCCCTCACCTCCAGCATCGACGAGGTCGAGGACATCATCACAGGAGAACACGAGCCGGTCTCGGCGCGGTAAGGCAACCACATCGGTGGGCGATGCCAGTGTCCACAGACGGTGACAGACCGCGCCCAGCGGTTCGAGCGGAGAGGTGGTTCCGGAAAACTGAACAGCCGGGGTAAGTGGATTTTCCGCGCAACAGCAGCATGATGCTGCGAGCGAGGAGAAGACCATGGCAAGACGACCGCGCCGGAACCACAGCCCGGCATT